TTGGCTTCCTTAATGCATTTGAACAACTTGAGGTATAGTATGAAAATTCAGTTGAGTGATACTCCTGAATTTGACGACTACAGTGTGTACATCGACTGTATCACGCTTTTGGACCAGATCCGACTTCTTGAAGGTCCACGTGCTGTCGATAACACGCTTATGCGTCATCCAGAGATTAAAGTTTTTCTTAAGAACTTTCAGCGCTCTTGGATGACTCGAGTCAAAAATAATTTGCTTGATCGTCGTGGAGATTACAAACGTTAATAAAATGAAAGGGGTGCACCATGCCTGCTGCACCAGCCGTCACAGCCATGAATATCACTGGTCTTTCAGACGCTCTGACTCTTGCCAAGTTTCAGTCCGTCATAGAAGCGGTCCTTCCTATTGTTGCGGTCGCTGTGCTCGTCGGATTCCTATTTTATGTAGTCCGTTGGGCCATCGGTCTCTTCCGCGGGATCTAACGTCCCCCTCATCCGGGGAACTGCATTATGCAAGTTCCCCGAGGGTGAGGGGCTAAATTATGGAGTTTTAAGTTATTTATGCAAGTTTTAGCACAAGCCACAGTTGATACTTTAGCCTGGTTTCTTCAACCATTTGCTTACGTTCTAGTTATTAGCTGGGTTATTTCTTTATTTAGGAGAGATTAATTTTATGTTTAAATTACCATCTGGTTATGACTGTATTCAAGTCTATTCTGGCGGATCTTTAATTTCTGCTAGAAAATATGGCAGTCAAGACACGTATGCTTTAAATGGTTTTGATTGGGTTCAGATTGATCATGCCGATACGTCTCACTATTCTTCCAGCTGTTCTTATAATTATCCTGGCCAGTATTTCGTACCTGGATCCATCCAGGCATTTTTTGTTTTACCTGCCACCATTATCGTTTTAGCGTTCTTTACTGTTATCTATAAAATGTTTATGGGGATTAGGAGGAGATAATGAAATGTTTCAAAAAGTTTTCAGTTGCTTTATGCTTCTTCTTTTCGCTTTTGTTTTCTATCTCGTCGTCAATTCCGACTCACGCCATTGATCTAAATCCGGCTAACCTTGAACTAGTTGGATGGAACGCAACTCCTTGTACTCGTCTAGCTTATACTGTACATGATGAGGTCAAGACATTTTCTGAGTGGGCTAGGTCTGTATCTATTAAAGGTGCAGGCTTTCCGGTCGGCTATATCCGTATTGGTGGTGGTCCATGTGGTGAAACTATGTGGGTCAAAAAGTTCTCTTATGTCCAAATTATTCTAACTGTTACGGGTCCAAATGGCCGTGATATTCCTACCATTAAAATGCTTCAAAAGAACGGTGATTTTGAACCGATCTCCCATCGTATTATTTCTTCCGTCGATTATCCTAACGGTCATATGCGTATGTATGAGATCATCGGCAAATATGTTGGTATTGATACTCCTTCATCTTTCGTTATTGCCGGCCCAAATCAATATTCTGCTTGGCCTATTTTTACTCAACCATCTAATCCAAATGAATATTATGGCTTTTGGATCAATTCTGTGACCTCTTGGCTTCCAAAAGGTGATGGATCCGTTGCTGTCACTAACGAATTAAAGGGCGTTGGTAATAAGATCTCTGAGGTTGCTCAAAATACCAACAACTCCACACAGAAAATAAATGAGACTTTAGAGACTATTAAAAAGAATCATGAAGAATCCATTGTTGCTCAAAATAACAATACTAACGCGATCAACAAACAGACTGAACAGCAAAAAGATCAACACGATCAAGAGAAGAAAGAAGAGAAAGATCGAGAGAATAAGGGAAATGACCAATCTAGTAAACTTGGTAATCTCTTCAGTTTTACTGCTTTTAATCCTTTTTCCGGTCTCTTCGGCTTATTTACCAGTGGTGGTTGTAAACCTATCCCCACTATCGGTAAAATGCTTAATAAACCTGATGCAACATACTGTCCTTGGTTTCCAGATAATGTAAGGTCTATTCTTACTCCTGTCCTTGGCATTAGTAGTATGATGTTAATCTTTGGTTTCTTTATTAGATGGCTTAATTCTGATGATTTTAATGGTATAGGAAGGAATCATGTTTAATGGGTGAACTTATTGTAAATGGTATCAAATGGGCTTTCATTATTGGTATTTCTGTTGTTTTTATGACTGCCTTAACTAATCTTTTATCTTTAATTATAATGGTAGTATTTAATAACGTTGTTGGAGAGGTTTTGCATGTTATCTCTTGTTGTTTACCTTTTGATGCCGCTGCGGTTTTCGGTTCTATTCAAACCGCCCTGACAGGTATTTTAGCATTTATGATTTCAAATAAGATTTTTAATTTAACTGGTAAGAAAGTGTCTATTTAATATGAAATTTATTCAATCTGAAGATGTTTCTCTTGAAAATATCGATAAAAGTTTACAGCGTATCGCTGACTATCTGGAAAAGATATGCGAAAAACTCAATCTGTTGTAAATCTCGATCCGATCGATGTCAATAATAAACGCAATAACTCTGTTATTGGCCGTTTATTCAAAACTCGTCATTTTGGCGGCAAGTCTATCAAAAAAGAGATCCCATATGGCCACTATATGTTTTGTGGTAGTCAAGGTGGCGGAAAAACTGCCAGTATGCTGTGGTATTTTGAACGCTTAGCGAAACAATACAAAAAAAGTGGCTGGAAAATCAACCACGTCTTCTCTAACCTAGGTATTGGTGAAAAGATAACCAAATTATCATTATTCGATACAATTTACAACCTAGAGGCTATAAATCGCGATGATAAAATAATCAATTTCATTTTAATTGACGAGATCCAGAGTTATTTCCCAAAAGATACTCCTGACAAGGAGACTAAACTTTTAATTTCTCAACTTGTCGGATGTTTCTCTCAATTAAGAAAACGCCACTGTTTTGTCTTTTCTACCGCCCAGATCTATGGCCGTCTCGATAAGAATCTGAGGGAACAATGCTTATACATGATCAACTGCCGTCGATCTAAGATCACGAATCGTCTCGTCAATGATTTCATCCGTGGTGATGACATCCTCTGTGACGATCTCGGCAGGTGGAGTGGAAACCCAGAAAAAATATACGTCCACGGCCTCTCTAAGGTCGCGTTCGATAGCTCTTTAATTATTAAAGAATAATCTCCCTTTTGGGCTTAATTGGCTCATAAAATCGGTTTAATGAATCAGTCAATGCCGTATGGCTTGACGGATTCATGCCGATTTTAGAATCCCTAAGCCCCAAAAGGGAACCGTCGGCGTTAACGTGTCCGTACTTGATTATAAGGACACTTAACGCCTACTTTTGCTCAGGAGGTGCAATATGCAGGTGCAAATAATATCAAATATCACTAAGGTTTACCCAACTATGATTAAAGTTATCATTTACAAACAACCTCTTATCAATACAATGTCTGATTGCGATCGTTCCCGGCGTAAAGTACGGCCCGATGAAGATATCCTACCTTCTTACCGATCCTTGCGACGTTCTCGCACGTCAATTAAAGACATCATCTATTCAAATAAATTCGATTTATTCTGCACTTTCACTTTCGATCCTAAAAAGCACGATCGATACAATATCTCTTATTGTAAACTCATCATGCTGAAATGGTTTCGAAATCAACGAGATAAGTCAAGTCCTGGCTTAAAATATATCTGTATCCCTGAACTCCACAAGGATGGTGCTGTTCATTTCCATGCGCTTCTTGCTAACTTTCGAGGTCGTCTTAAGGATTCCGGTCATAAAACCAAACAGGGAACCATCATCTATAATTTAACCGGTTATCGTGCCGGATTATCCACTGCTTCCCCACTCGATGGTAACATAGATGGAGTCGCTAACTATGTAGCTAAGTACGTCACTAAGGGACTTGTATCATCCTTCAATCATAAAAGATACTTTTGTAGTCGAAATTTAAGTCGACCAGTAAAGATCCGAAACTCTTCCATCTTCAGAAACACACTTCCCATATTCAAACGTCAAGTTGCAGACTTTGACAATATCCAAATATACGACTTGCAAAAATTCTAGGTATAAGTTATCATCATTTTAGGATATGTGAAATGTCGCACAATAACTATTAGAAAACATTTTCCAGTCCCGTCAAGTAAATTAAACAGGAGAATATCTGTATGAAAAAATTAGCAGATTATGAAAATATCAACTTAATCGAATCCATTTCAACTCTATCAGTCAAGAGGGGAAAATCAAAAGAGGGAACCGACTATTTCTATCTCGATTTAGCCTTCATTAACGGCTTCAACAAACGTATCTTTGTGAATCAGCAAGAGATGT